AGTTGCAATCCAAGGTGCAACTCCGCTCAGAGAGAGCGGCTAGGCGGGATTACCAGTCCCGCGAGAAGCACCAAACTTTCAATAAGGCGTGTTGTATACGATCGTATACAAGGCACGCAAGAGCAATTATGGCTTTCTTAAAAAAGATTTCCTAGCGGGCCGGTTTCGTTGTGATAACTAGCCCAAGCGAAGCGGCAATTCTGTCGGCCACTTTCATGCTAGGAGTCTGCGATCCATCGAGAATGCGATAGAGATAAGCTCGGCTTACCTTCGCTTCCTTTGCTACGTCCGCGTGGGTCAGCTTTCGCTTTTCCATTTGGAGTCGGATTTGTTCGCAGAATGTAGCCATGGCAGACGGTCGTTCGGTGGGTGTTGTTACCGTTGCCATGATAGTATACGATCGTAGACGGTTCAAGATAGGCGAAGCGGGCGTTATTGAGGCGTTTGGTGTGGCCTTCCGGGCCTTACGGCTTGCAACAGCAGGAGGGTAGGCGATGGCGTTTGATCCGTAAGGGCGGGGGAAGTGATTTGCCAGCCGACCCGACTGGTCAACGTCACGCTGGTACGGGTCGAGCGGATCGTGATCAGCACTGGCATTGCCGGACATAATGGCTGTCGGAGCTAGACCGGTCGGCCACCGCAGCCAACTGATTGGATTGCCCCACCCGTCGTGAAACTCCTTGAACCCGTCGTTGTCGGAGTCTCCAATATCTTGTGCAGAGAACAGCGTGCGGGACTCACCGTCACCCGTGGCGTTCATAATCAACAGAAACAAGCACTCCGCGCCCTGATTATTCGACGAAGGATTGCCGGCTTTGTAGCGGCCATAGTAGGTTGCCGAAAGTCCGGGGCGATAGGATAGGACTTGCGGCGGATTGATAACGTCGTTCCACCGGTCCGGCATCTCCATCTTTAATAGCTCGCGGATACCTAGCAACCGCATGTCGGCCCGTGCCTTTTGACGAGTCTTTTCGTCTGGAAAACTAGCTAGCGAATTCTCAATCGCCTGCGACAACTCAACCCGCCGAGTCTCGTATGACGCCAGCCGTTCCTGCATCAGCCCGTCGATTCTTGCGATGAGCGATTGAGTCTTAGACTGCCGGGACTTCTCGATGGCCGATGCGGCAGTGCCAAGAACGGCAGCCGAGATTATCGCCATGATGGTCATGGTGATGAGGAGTTCGATGAGAGTGACGCCGCGGCGGAATGAAAAGGTGCTCATTCCGATAGTTTAGTCACTGGATTCGTCTTTTGCCAAGAACTCCTCGCAGCCGCGGCACACCTTCAGGCTATCGGCATTCTCGTGCTCAATCCATTCCGCCAAGGCGTCTTTGTTTTCCAACCCGCATCGGTAGTGCGGAAGGCAAATGCCGTGCAAAGAGCATTTGAAAACTGGCAGCTTCTTAATTGACTTTCCCTTGCAGGTTTTGCAGACAACGGCGGCCAACCCACCAGTATCAGTGCCGATATACCTGCAAGCTGCATCGCATCGACGAACAAAAGGCCTAGGACGGATCGCCTTGCACCGCCTGCACTCGAAACCGCAAAGCCCCCAGCGTGGGTGGCGCTTTTCTGTGATCTCTACGAATTCACAGTACGCTTGTTCGTGCACTCTAAAACTCCACGCTGCCAAAAGCTGACTGCAGGCAGGCGCCCGTGGTTCCGGCAGTCGAAAGCGTGTAGGTGTTGCCGATCGAAAACAAACCGGCTTGCCTAAACGGAGCCGCCCATACGTGGCCGTCCGTCTGCGGGTCCGCACAGATAAAGCCGCGGACTTCATACAGCCCAACGCCGGGGTTGTAATACGCCACTACCATCGCCTTTTCTCTGGTCACTTCAACGATGTCGTCTACGCATATTGCGGACCCTGATAATGGAAGTTCCCAGACGCAGGTATTTGCTACAGGATGCTCTGGAAGTCCTTCAAGGCCGACCCAATCTAGTTCGTAAGAGCCGCCTCCCTGCCCGGAGCAGCCGCCATGGTCGCAAACAGGGCCATCAGTAAGACCAGGGACGTTTAAGACGCAATACCTTGGCGCGACGCCGTCAACAAACCACGGGCATTCAACGGTTTCAATCGGAGGCACGCAGCAGCACCCCTGCATCGTAGCCATCGTGTTCGCCATGTCAGGTCACCACCGTGCAGCCAACGGAAATAACGCGAGCGGGCGTGAATGAAGTATCTACGCACACCACAGAGTCGTCGTCGAAGACATCCCAGAACATGCTTTCAACGTCAATTGGGTCGCCGTCTGGATCGCCGGCGTCGTCATAGAATTGAACGCTCCCTGAACCGCGGTCGGCTTCCGCCCAGCCGGTTGCGGCGGAAATAGCTGACGTGGCTTGGCCCCAACGGAGTTTCGAGCCGCCGCCAGACATCCGCGGCGTTCGTCGCGTAGCAACCGGCCGCGTCGATATCTTGCCAGCAAGTACCTCACGCACCACCATTTCAATGATGCGCTTGGACTTCGGGTCAACGAAGAACTGGTCCATTACGCCTTCGCCGTTTCGCCGCCACAGGGAAACAGGTCAAGCAGCGCTGCGGTGGTGGCCTGACCAAGAATGCGGACGTAGTCGCCAGACGCAAGGTCACTGAGCGGACACACCCCGCCGGCCGTAGTCGAGACGCAGTACGTCTGACCAACAACCAGCGTCGCCCCCATGTTGACCAATCCCTCCGTGGCAATGAATCCGTAATCTCCGCTGATGCCGGGAGTCATCGCCACGCCTTCAGCCAGTGCGCTTGCTGCAACGTCGGCGTCAGCCAGCTTATACTTATTGCTGTCGGTGGCGTCTTTATAGACCGACTTCCCTTGCGTGATGGTGTCGCCGTAGAGGACGCGAGTGAGCTTTGTGCCTTGCTCGCCGGGCTTCACGCTTGCAGCGGTAACGGTAATATCTGCCATTTATTCACCTATGAATATGCGAGGCTCGCGTAAACCTGTTCTTCCAAATAGCGGTAGCCAAGCTGGATTGGCAATTCGCTGTCGCCCTTCGTTCCTGAGATTGTCAGGTTTTGAGGCTCGGCAGTTTCATTCCCATCACTGTCGACGAAACGCTTCTTGTCGCCGTCGAACGTGTAGTAGTGGTAGCCGACGTTGTCAAAGTAGAGGTCGGTCGTTTTGTGAATGCTTATTTCGATAAGGGCCGGATAGAATTCATAATCGTTTTCAAACTGGCGTCCCTGCGAAGTGGCCACCTCAAATCGAAGCCGTCTCGGTTCGTAGGACTTCCCTTTGATCACGACAGTGTCGCTATTGCACGTCCCCTCAAACGTATCGTTGATGCCCAATATCTCGCCGAACGTGGCGAAGTTCTTGAGGATCGTCAGAATTGCCTTGCGCCTTGGGCGAACAATCGGCTCATCTGGTCGGATGCTGGCGCTATTGGTAATTGGACCCAATGTTCCGGCCGCGCGCGTCGGAGCGCCTAAGCCAAACGAGCCGCCGAGCGTCTCCAGGTTGTAGGCTCGCTCAACGACAAACTCTTCCTCACGGTGCTGGATGTCGTAGATCGCTGGACGCAGGATCGGGTTTTCATTCTGGCTATCTTCGTTTTCGCCTTTCTCAAGTGGTCCGAAATTAACGGTGATTTTGTGGCAGTCCATTCGCTGCGAGGTTTGCTCGGCCTGAATTGTCTGCACGAAGATAAAGCGACTGGGGTGCTCTGTTCCAACGACAGGAACTGGGTGAGGCCCGGTCGAGTGCGCAATATCAATCGCATCAAGAGCCGCATTCGGAATCGAGTCAAGCTGGAGTAGATAGACCCACGACTCGGAGTCTTGGCCCTTTCGCTCTGCGGTGGCGCTGAGAACTTGGCGGGTGCAAGTGGCCATTACGCCCCCCCCAAGCCCAGCGGCTTCGCGCCAACGAGCTTCTTGTCGATGTTGCCCAGCAATCCGACCATTTGCTGTTGGGCACCCAGTTGTTTCTTGGAGACATCCTCGGACTGCCGACGAATCGCCGCCTGCTGCCGGTAGCTCTCCACGCTGCCGGACTCGGCGAATGAGAGGGCGGGGCGCTGTGCTGCGGCGGTGGGGTTCTTGATCATCCCAGCCGCTTGCGCCATCCAGCCAAAACGCTGGGCGATTCCTCCACCAAGTCCTTTGCCAGCACCCATCCACGATTGGGCGGACGGCCCTAGTAGGTTCTTTGCAAACCCGCCGACCATGTCGAGAATGTCAGGGCCGCCCAGCGATGCCTTCCAGGTTGCGGCAGCGTCGGCTGATTGCTTACGAAGTGCGTCGATGTTCCCCTGCATTGCGGCAGACCATCGCGGGCCTTTCTGAAAGTTGTCTCGGCGGGTCGCAGCTTCAGCCCATGCGTCCGAGGCAGCGATGGCGGCTTTGCCGTCCGCATACCCCAAGCCCAAGTCTTTCCCCCAGCCGCTGAGCCGAAAGTTCATCACCAATCCATGAATCTCAGCAACCACCGCCAACACGCCGCCGACCATGTCCTGAATCAGATCAACAACGTTCTTCGCCATCTCAACAATCACGTCGGCAATGAATGTTCCGATCCCCTTGCCGCCGTTGTTCATTACAAACGCGGACGCCTTCATGCTCAGCAGCTCGACGAACGGCGCAATCTCTCCCGCCAGCGATCGGAAGATTCCAGTCACCGACATTTTGAATCGTGCGAACGCCTCAGACGCCCTGTCGACGCCGATTGCCACGTCCTGACTGATGGCCAACCCCATCGATTCCGCGGCTCGCTGCGCTTCGTCCAGGGCCTCAGTGCCCCCATTGAGGAAGCGGACCATCGACGAGCCCTTGCTGCCGAACATTTCGGTGGCAGCAGCCAGCTTCTCTTGCTGCGACGTGAGCTTAGAAGTCTTCTCAATCCACGCCCGCAACGCCTGGTCGCCCGCCATCCCCATTTCGTTGTTGAGCTTAACGAGGCTTTTTTCAAGCAGTGTCATAGGGACGCCAGCTTCTTCAGCGGCAAGCTGCAGACCGGCGAGCTTGTCCGTGCTGACTCCGGTTTTGTCGGCCAAGTCTTTGAGCGAGTTGATTGCGTCGAACTGATTGGCGATTAGCTTCGTTAGGCCTCCGACCGCCAGGGCGGCGCCGAGCGTCTTGAGATTGAAGACGAGCCCCTTAATCGACGAAACCATACCGCCGACCAGCTTACGGGCGGCCGTGATGTTCTTCGCAAACTTATCAATCGTGGCCGTGATGGTCACGTTGATGCCGCCGATGGTTTTGTTTGCAGCCATTAGATGCCCACCATGCCCTCTAAGCCTTCCAGCGCCTCGTCGAAAGCCTCATCCGGCGTATGCCTTCCCGCCACAAACGCATCCAGCGGAAGCATCGCTTCGGGCTCCACTTCCTTGCCGCCCATGCCGGCCATCGCTGCAGCAATCGTGTTCGTCACTTGCGCGGCCACCAAGCTGGCTAGTTCCGCATGTCCTCCCATCGGGTCGAGCCGTTCACTGGCACACCAGTAAGCCCACTCGGTCGGCGTCAGATCCTCAAGGAAATCGTGGCCTGTTCGATACGGCTTGTAACGGGCGAGCAGGTAGGCCAGCCTTAGCCCCCCGTCCTCTCTTAGTTTTTTTCAATGCCCTCGACGGTCTCTTCATCCAGTTGCCCGGAATGCTCTTGGCAGTGACGCGCCAGTTCGGCGACGAACGCGGCGTCCTGATCCATCCACAGCTTAACGTCGGTGTCGCCGAAGATTCGCTGTGCGTTTTCGTTCACCACCATGAGCACGATAAGCCGCGGACCAGCAGTTGCCGCCCCTTCCTCGCTCTGGCTCTTGGCGGCCCACGGGTTCAGTTCGCCCGCAGTGAGCGAACGCAGCCGGAACGTCTTCCCCTGAACCGTCACTTCAGTGAACCGACGCTCTGCCGGTTTGCCGAACACGTCATCGCGAGTTGCTAGACTCATCGCTTGTCCTTCTTCAACGCGGCCTTGATCTCGGCAGGGTTCGGCGGAACGCTGGAACGAGAATCGGTAGTTAGCCCCATCTCGCTACGAAGCCGTGTCACCTCTGCGACAATCTCGGCTCGCTGCGCTTCGTCGTTGGGGATTCTCACGAAGCGAACGGACGCGCCGTCATCGGCAGGTACGAATCCAACGCGACGCGACGATCCGTTAATATCAATCACGCGAATGTCTTGAATTCCAGCGGTTTCAGCCACCGGGACATGCGTTAGCTCAACAGTCAGTGCCACAAAACTTTCCTTATGCTGTGTAAGTAGGAGCACCAGCAACCTTGATGGTCAGACTCATGCGAAGCAGAGCGTCATTGACAGCTTCAAGAATCGAGAACGCCTTCACATAGCCGGAGAATGCAATCGTTGCGGCGCCGGTGTCTGGGTAGGTCGTGGTAATCGTTTCAGGAACCGCAGTGATTGGCGGCAAGCCGTTTTCCGGCTCCCAAAAACATTCGACCGTCACTTCGCCGCCCTCGACGAAATCGCCTGGCTTGTACGTCTCGTAATTCCCGGACGTGGCTAGGTGCGTCGTCTTCAGGTCTTCACGGCTCGGAGAGATTCCTCCAATGGAGATGTACTTAGGGCTCCACGTCGCGGTGGTTCCGAAAGCGAACAGCGTGCCCTTGCCGGTAATCTGTGCCATCTATCTGCCTCCTAAACGTGCGTGGGCACGGATTGGGAATGAAACACTTGGTAATCCGCCGTATAGCGGTGGCTCCACTTGTCGCTGCCGTCGCGCGGCTCCTCGACGTAGCCGTTGTTTCTCATCATCACGACGCTGCTCACGAACACGTCCGATAACTCGCCGTCGTCGTCGAGCACGTCCGAAATTGTCTCTGGTCCAAATCCGCTCAGTCGGTTGCGAACCAGGCCGTGTAGGCTTTCCGCTTTCGTCGGCGATGTCGAGTAGCTGTCAATCTGGTACATGGGCACGGCCATGTCGCATTCGTTGGTGAGGTGAGTCTCTGGCGAACTGCTCAGCTTGCGGATAATCAAACAGTCGCCACGCTGGTCGACTGGGATGGATTTCAGCTCAGGGGCGTGCTCAAAATAGATGCGGGTCGACACGCGGTTTTTGACCGCCGCCGAGTCGTAAAGCATCTTGCCGAGCAGCCGGTAACTCACTTCAGCGTTCCTGCCTTTTGCTCACTGATAAACTCACGCATCGCGCCGAGATACAAGTCAATAATCTTGTCCTGGTTGTCGTAAATAGACGTTCTCATGTAGGCAAACTTGCCGGGTTGCAGGCGGCCGACTTTCTTTCCGCTTTTGTGGACACGCTCTTTAGTTCCAAACTCCAAGAACGCCCCAGGAAACTGGTCTTCGCCCTCTCCTGATCCGTAGAACCCCTTGGCCGTTTCAACTCGGTGACCAAACTTTCCGTTACGCCCCTTGGCGGCTCGAACTACAAGCGAACTAGCCAACTGCCCCGTGTCTTCAGGAACCTTCGCCAACGCATCAATCAAAACAATGTCTTTAGCAGCCTTCCGCGTCGCCTTGCGGCTGATCTTCTTTTGCAGTTTCAGTGGCATCGCCCGGAGCGCGGCGTCAATCGCCTTGTCCCCAGTAACGATTACCTTGCCGCTCACGTCTCCTCCTGTGCTCGCCAAACTAAAAACCGATTCGCCTCGTTCTCATTCACCACCGAGTCGACGTTGAACACTCGCGTGCCAGCCTCGTTCGTCAGCCGCATGGCCGAGTGGGCGCCGGCAAAGAACACGCACTTCAGTTCATGGGTCGCTAGCGATTGGATCTGCTGGCCGATAACTAACTCTCGCGACGACAGCGGGCGGATTTCAAACCAGGCTTTTTGGCCGGTTCGCTCGTAACCTCCGACTGGCGTTCCCTCCAGTTCGTTTCCTGGGATTGGGATTTCGATGTGCAGGATTTGTTTCACGGGTAGCTCCCGTGTGAAACTGACGCGAGCAGGGCATCGGCGGCCATCGGGACGGTATTTGCTGCCCCGCCGACAGTCACTTCCTCCCGCTGCTTAAACCAATGACCAATCAACAACTTCATCGCGTGCTTAAACGGGGCCGGAACCGC